TTTCAATTGACATTGTTTAACCTTTAACCAACTAACCGCACGCCTGCAAATACGTCATGCACTGTCGAGCAAACTCGTTTCTCTGCAAACAGATAAATAAAGCCCGGTGAAGTTTGATCAAAGCGCTTGATAGTAATCATTTCATCATCAGCAATGGTCATAAATCTTGACCAGTCCGCAAGATAAACAGGAAACTTGCCAGTGCCTGCCACGCTCATGTACGGGTTAGGTACAACACGATGACCAAAAATATACACCGCTGCGCCACCGTCATCGTCGCCAACCTCAATAAAATTGTTAGCTGTGCCTGACACTTTTAATTTCCGCAATGCGCTAATAGTTGTCGGGTGCATCATGTAAGCAGTGAATTCTTTATGCAAATACTGTGGCGGTAAAGCTGCTTGCAAATTAACTAAGTCATCATAAATAACTGCGCTTGCTGTTGCTTGCGTTACTTGTAAAACAGTATGCAGGCCGTTCGTAATTGCTGACCCACTTGTACCGAATGCGGCTGCGCTTGTTGAACCAGGATAATAATTTAAACCACGCAAGCCCTCAGTTGCACCGTAATTCACAGTTGTGCTTCCAGCTTGATCGTTGTTAAACATCATTGACAAGGCTTCTTGCTGAGAAAACTCAAACATTAAATCGTCAACAATCGAATCTTCAAGTCCATCAATATCTGATAGAACTGCTGTGCGAACTGGAACACCTGCGTTTATTGAACGTGTGGGCAATTGCCAAAATGATGTTGCAATATTTGGCGAGCCTGCATTGTTATTTAGCGGGTATCCCCACGGGTTATTTGACGCATTTTCAATTAATGTAGCGTTACCCGTTTTAACAACAAAGGCATGCTCTGAGCCTATGCCGTTAATAAGCCGAGCACCTTTACGCAATGGATTATGTTCACGTGCGGGTGCAAAGGCAACGTCATATATAACTCGCCCGCCTACATCTTGCCCTGAGCCAGTAAGAGATGATGCCTCTTTTAAATTAACAGTGGCTTCGCCTTCGGTGAGGGCTTTCTTTACTGATTCAAGGATTAAGCTCATAGTCTTTGTCCAAATAATTAAATTAAAGGAGGGGCTTTTACACCCCCCCATTCTTACTTAAGTAGCTGTGCCAGTGCTACGGTAGCGAACTATTGAAAATGGGTCAACAACAGAAGTTGCTAAACGCTTTTCACCGTAGAACGTGATGCTGCCGGGCAAGGTCTGATCGTACCTACTAAGAATCATATTCAAGCGATCAACAATGGTAAACCCTTTTTGGAAGTCACCAAAGTACATTGGGTACAAACTAGTTGTGCCAGCCGTACCCGTTGCAGATTGACTTGGCAAATCGAGGTAAGTACTTTCAACAACATCGTAACCAAGCATTGTACCAATCACGCCATCAACCGATAAACCCATATTGCGGTTAAAGATTGGTGCGCCATTGTCATCAACTAAACCACGAATTTGCGACATAAAAGTTGAGTTAACCATAAACTTTGCAGTTGGAACACGATACTGTGGTGCTAATGCAAACAGAAAGTTAACTAAGTCTTTATAAGTTACGTTAGAAGCACCTACTGTATTGACGTTTGAAGTCAACTGATCATACGTTGCAATGCTATGCAAACCAGCACTTGAACCTGTGCCACTTGTACCGAACGCTGCAACAGTAGTTTTGCCACCTGCATATGTCGCTGCTGCGCCTGCGTATTGATTCAAACCACGCAGGCCGTTAGAGCCGCCGTAAGGTAAGCTGGTTGCACCTTGATCGTTGTTTTGAATCATTGAAAAGGCTTCAGCTTGGCTAAACTCGGCCATCATATCGCTAACAACATTTGATTCCAAACCGTCAATGTCGTCAAGCGCTGCGGTGCGAACTGGGAATTGCACGTTTAAATCTTGTAACGTTAGTTGCCAAATGTTGGTTCCGACCGTAGTCGCAGAGCCGTTGTTCTGAATCGCATAACCCCATGCCGCGCCCGTGTTGCCAGTCTTTGCACGGAACTGGTACGTTGACCCGTCAGTAGCAACGGCACGTGCACAACCTCGCATTGGATTAGCTAAACGCAAAGCAACGAACACAGGGTCGTAACCTGTACGACCACCAACACCTGCGCCACCGCCCGTTAAGGCTGAGGCTTCTTTCATGTATGCGTCATATTGTGACTCATCTTCAAACATAGTTAATTCTTTTTCAACTTTTGCGCCTGATTTATAGAAGTTACTAATCTGCTCTTTAACTGAACGGTTAACTTCTTGCGTAATAGTTTTATAAGTTTTGATAACTGCCGGTGCTTGAATAGATGCGACCTTAGCTTCTAGTGCTGCAACCTTTTCATCAAAAGATGATCGAGCTTCTTCTACTGCTGCGATGGCTGAAATTTTGCCTTCTTCAATCTTGGTGATTGTGTTGGCTTCGATTTCATCTAATTTTGCAATGATTTGTTCTGACATGATATTTCCTTAAATGCGTTTTGAAAGGGCTTTCATTAACTCTCGTGCTTCTAAAGCAGCGATTATTAAATCAGCTTCGTTTACCACCGCGTCAGAATCACTCTGTGCTGGGGCTTTTTGAATAGGCTTAGTAGCATCACGCTGTTCTAAAACTTTTTTCAAAATAGAAGACGCGGTGGTCGCATCTTTTTTCGATAATCCTGCATCACGCAAGACCATCTCAATTGCGCGAGGGTTGGTTTTTCCCTCGTCATCAAAATATTCTAATGTTTGTATGCTTGCTTCTAAATTGTTTGGGTACATAACGACAGACACTTCGCGCAAACCGCCTTTGGTGATTTGAAAGTAAGCATCGTCACCTTCGCTTGCAGGGTCAATCATCACGCCTTCAGCGTCGACGTAGCAAGCCTCATCAGCATATGCGCCAACACTTACGCCGCCAAATAAATTTGGGGATTCTTTTAAAACTTTATACATGTCCATGCCGACAGAGGTTTCTATAAACAATCTGCCGTTTGCAGTCATGCCTTCTTCATCGAACGTAACGGATTCCCATTGGCCTACAGGCATACCCATGTCGTTATGGTTTAAAAACATTGGCATGGGTTTGCCTACATCTGCAAACTCTTTTGCCCAATCAGCAAAGCCCTCAGGCTGGTAGTTAAACTTGCGCCCGTCTGCGCCTTCTCTCGCGCCCCAAGTGGTAACGCGTGCTTCAATTGTTCCTAAACTATTTATCGCTTCGTTTGCGTTTGGTTCTAACTGTAGTTTTGCCTCGCAAACTAGAGTGATATTTTTCATTGATTGCCCCAAGATTTATCGACTGATCGTTATCTTGTATTGTGAGCAAATCTATTGTTTTCGGTATTTTAACACTAGGTGTCTTAATTTGCGAATTTAATAGATTATATATTGTTTTGTCAATCATATTATGTCGTGCCTATATTGCCTTTGCGCGTTTGATTGCCACCTCCACCGCCAGTATCCTGCGGTGAGCTACCGCTAACAGGCTCAAACTTTCCGCCGGTTGTTAAGTCATCGTACCCGTCAATTTTAGCCATGTTCATATACTCGCGACCTTCATTTTGAGTCATTATGCCTGCGCTAACACCCTGTGCAACAAAGTTAATTTGATCTAACGCAGCGCCTTTTAAAAAGTCTTTAGTGTCAAACCGCACAACTAGATTTGGAAAACCTTTAAATAAATGACTGTTTAGCTTTTGCTCGATGTTGATAATCATCGGATACATTGTCGCTTTGTAAAACTCGTCCATCATGGTTTGCGTATTATTATACTTTTGATCAGCAATACCTAACATGCTTGGTGGTACACCAAAAAGCCCACAGATACGCTTCATTGTCTGCTCTTTTAGAGCTTGCGTTTGCGTGTCCTGTAAGGTTAAAACATCTAGCGGTTGGTACTTCATACCTTGATCTAAAAGCATACCTTGACCAGGCTTAGATTGATCTGTTGATCTGCTACCCGTCATGCTTGACCATGCCTCTTTAAGTCGCGCAGCAATTTCCTTGTACTTTGCGTCAGGTATAACTTGCTCAGTTACAAACATGCCACTGGGTTTTGCACCGTTTTGCATAATAAAGTTTGCGTATAAATCAATGTCTTGATCAAGCGCAACAAGCTCGGTAGCCAATATGCCCTTATTAAAACCCGCGCTACCTTGCCAGGCGGCCTCTTTAATATGCATAACTTGGTGAGCAGATAAAGGCTCATTATGATTAAACCCGTAGCTTGGTGTTGAAAGCTGGTAACTAGGATACCGCGCCTCGGTAAGACGTGCACTGATTAAAGTGCTATCAAGGTTATACATTTCAATCGGTGTTTGCAAACTCTCGTCTTGCTTAGCACGCCACCACAAAGTAAACGTTTCGCCTGATAGGTCTTGCCACAAACACCACTGATACCAAAACTCATACTGTGACTGAAAGTTATTCGGACAGCGCAGTAAATTTAAAACTTGCTTGGCCTTGGCTTTGTCACGCACGCCTACTTTTGATGATGCTAGCGCGTCAACAAATGTACCGTCGTCGGTCTTGGTCATTATGGCTATAGGTAGTTGCGCTAACGCACGAGCCTTAACGCCACAAGCTGCCATTACGGTTGAGTTGCGGGTGAGCATAGACATATCAACCACACGGCCTGCGGTCGTGGCACTACTGGTTGTTACATAGAGTAGCTGTTGGCTTACTGTTTGCTTGCCGTTTGCGCCTTGGTAAAGTACGTTGTTGCCAAGCTGAGTTTGACCGAATAGCGTATTAGCTTCTAATTGAGTTGGTTTTTTACTTTTGAATATATCAAAAACGCCCATGCTTACACCCAATAAGATAACAATTGTTTATCAATTTTAAACTAAAAGCTACGAAAACCAAAACTATTTGAAACACTTGGTGTATCAAGGCTCGAATGCATGCTAATAATTAAAGCAATTATTCCATCAACTTTAGCTGCTTTGTCCGCTTCGTTCTTGCGTACTTTAATGTTGCTATTCACGTCTGTATAAACCTCACAGTTTCCTAACTGCCAGCCTACAAACGGATTACCGTCATGTTTAATTTGATGATTAAGTATTAACTTTTCTACTTGTTTACTGGGATTGTTTAAAACCGCCATAGACTGCCCAACTTTCTTAACGGGTATACCCGCTTCATACAATCTAGACACTAGCGCAGCGGAATTATAAGAGTCGTAGCCTACTTCCTTAACATCATAAACACTACATTGTTGCTTAATGTATTCGCTTATTTCTCTATCGTCCATAACGTTACCTTCGGTCAACTTTAGTATTCCGCTTGCGATGGCAACTCTAAAAATATCAGAATAATGTTTTGGTATTAAATCAAACCCTGCTTCGGGTAAAAAGAATTGCCATTGTGCTTCGTAGTCTAATTCACCGTAGCGTTTAAGCGTACAGACCGCATTTAAGTCTCGCGTGGCTGCTAAGTCAAACCCAATGAATACAGATTCCGGCTGGCGGTCAGTTAGGCCAATAGATTTCTCATTGTCCCAAAACGCGCGATCAAGCCAAGCCGTGTTAGCCGACACAAAAATGTTAAGTGTTTTACAAAGAAAATCATTTAGCGCAGCGGGTTTGTGTTTTGCTTCTTCTGCACGCTGTGCAATCGCTTCATCAAATACACTTATGCCGTGCATAGGGTTAGCTTTTAACCAACTCTTGGGGTCTTGCCAATCGTCTTGCGGGTCAAGCCCATAGAGCAGGCCAAACCATTTTGGGTTATCCACGGCTTCGCCATTTAGCATCGAACGCATCATTGACATATCTTCGTGAAACTTTGTGTCCTTAGTAAATGATGCTGTAGTAATGTAAATTCGCAATGGGTTTTGCCGAGCTACCATGCCTGAATGCAGGACTTCAATCGAGTTGCGATCAACAATCTGCGCAGCTTCGTCAACGATTACGCAAGATGGGTTTTTACCGTCACCCGTTTTCTTTGTATCTCTGCTCAGCGCTTTAAACATACTTTGCGCGTCACCAACTTTCTTAATCTCGTACTTAGATTGCATAAACAATTTGCCAAAGTCGGCAGGCATGTAATCAATAAAACCCTTTGCAGCATCAAAGACGATAGTAGCTTGCTCGCGGTTAGTTGCTAGTGTGTAAACCTCTGCACCAGCTTCGCCACAGAAAAGTTCGTACAACCCAATTAAAGCCGTCAGGGTAGACTTGCCTGCCTTGCGCGGTATGTAAACAATGACGTCTGACACCATGCGCTTCTCACGGTCTTTCTTATCTCTAAAACCATAGACCGCACAAATGATAAATATTTGGAATGGTTCTAAAACAATTGGTTGCCCGGCTTGATGCCCTTTCGTGTGCCGTAGCTGGGTAGCAAATTCCAACACATGTTGCGGGTAATCCTCATCAAATACCCACCGCCAGTCGTGATTCTCGTATTGATTTAAAAACCGTTGACATGCTAATCGAACGTCTCGGCAGACGTTAACGTTGCCCTTCGCGACCTCTTTAGCGTAGACGACGCCAGTTTGCCAGATCACCCTTTCGGCCCGCGCATAAATTTACTAGCATCACCTTGATCACCTGATTTATTTAAACTTAACCTGCCTCTAGGCGTTAACCCTAATTCATTCATTAGTTGAATAATAAGTGTAGTAACTTTCATTTGTAAAGATACAAAAGGACTCGGGCCAATAGCAGCACCGTTATTTAGTTTCATAACTAGCCCTGTTTTCTTTAACCCGATTTCGCAAAATACATATTTATCTACATAGCCAGCCAGCATTGACAAGGTGTGTTTATCTTGATCGCTTCCAATTCCGTACACTTCGTGTAAGAACTCTGCGGTTTCTTCAATAAACTTGTCTTTGTCCCAAGTAGTTGGGTCATCAAGCCAATCAGCTTTTGGAATTCTTTTTTTAATGTTGTTAGGAATAGACGCAACATTTTTAGTGGACTTGCCTCTCGGTCTAGTCCCATCAATCAGGTGAAGCTCAGGTGGTTTCTTATTCATAAAACTAGTTTAATCTTAAAAACCTAAACTGGTCAAATTACCCTGTGCCTTTTTGGT